CTCTTTGTGGCGAAAATATACAAAACGCACACTCGTAATGATGGAACTGAAAAACAACCAGACTGTTCCTCAGGGTTGGCGGGTGGTTGAGGCATCAATGTAGGTTTGTAATCCTGCCAAAGAGCCCAATAAACGGGCGGTCATAACATAAAATATCTGATCGCCCTTTAAAAATTATGCCACTATACAAATACAAATGCCAAGCCTGTAAAAAGACGTTTGAAGAAATCAAACCGATCTCAGAACGCAAATTTGCCGAATGTCCATATTGCGGATGGACGGGTAAAATGTTAATCTATCCAGCGTTTGGATATGTAATCGACACAAAAAATCAGACAAGGTGTTAATACGAAAGGGATAAAATGGAATTTTTACAATATTTAGGAATGGGATTTTTAATTGGATGTTTATTTACGGTTATCGGAGTAGAGATAGGCAGGGCAATCAAAAAGAAGAAAGAAGTCAGAGACGCTGTTGATTTTCTCGCAAGCGCCCTAAGAATTCATAAAATACCAAAAGAACCATATCACTACACATTTGAAGGCAATGGCGTTGCGTTTTATTTAACAACTATTTATCCGATGTCATCGAAAGATAAATTTGAGATAGTTTGGACGAATGATGATGTAAAAAAAGCAAACGAAAAAATACAAGAAAGGCGAGAAAAGCAATTTATCGAAGAAAGTGAGCGACATAAATCAAATTGCAAACACGGTGAATACTTAAAAGAGCTAACGGGCGAACTCGACAAGATGAACCTTACATTTATCAATAGGCACTGGTTATATACAACTGCATTTACATACCTACACCACGACAAAGATCATTGTGATTGTAATGAAGAAAATAAAGAAACTATAAAACCGAGATTCAAATCAAAACAAAAATTTTATGATGGTTTTGGTGAAGTATGGGGAATAACTGGAGTAGAAATGTATATTACTGAGGACTGGGATCCTGCACCAAATACAATTAATTACACAATTAAAGATAAAAATGGTATTGAATATGTTGTATCCGAAAATAGTATAATAAAAATGATGGAACCAAATGAGAATAAATAATAATCCTTTTAAATCCTAACTAAAAAACTTAAATTAAAGGACATAAAATGAATACAAGCGATATTTTCATGAAAACAGGAGTTATCAAAAATTGCAAAGGTTGTGAAAAGAAGTACGGGCACAGTTACCCCGTAGTTGTGAGTGTAATAATCATGAAGCGAAATGTATGGAATATGTATAAAAAGCGCATTACTGCTAAATTCCCCCATCTCCTATCTATTTTTAGAAACCCATATCACATTAAACGATCAGATGCACCAAATTTGGTGGAACGTTGTACGCGCTGTGGAGTTGAAAAGATAGTCGAATATCATGATATGATGGATAGTAAATGATCATAAAAACATTATACAAACCTAATGATAAAGTATGGATAATAAGTACAAAGAATGTAATCGCAAAGTGCTCTGATTGCGACGGACTGGGATTTTTACTCACTAAAACCAATACCCGGCAAGTTTGCCAATTATGCAGAGGATCAGGAAAAGTCATTACACATGAAGAATACTGCGTTTTGCCAAAACAACTTGAAATACAATGTGTCAGAACACACCAGAACCGAAACCAAGCCAAACCGACAATCGAATATTACCTCCAAGATGACCCTCACCTTGAGAAAATCTGTTTTAGATGCCAAGAAGAAGCTGAGAGTGTAGCTAAAAAATGGAATTTTAAAGAAGCGGTAGAAAGGAAGGGACAATGAAAGTGAATAAAAATAGAGACGCGTTCTGTGAAAAGTTTTATCATGGAAAACAGATAGGAATTTATACTGTAAAATTAAAAGCTAAACTTGTAAATTATAATAGACTTATACATAAAGTTAGAAAACTAAAACTATTATTACGACAAGTTGCAATCCTACATGAAGAAATAAACGGAAACAAAATAACAATTAATATATGCAAAGAAGATGTGTTGAAAAATGAAAAAAGCATTTCCCGGAAAAAATAGAATGCGTTGATAGTTGCGATTATTGGAAATACGATAATATCAAAAGGAACAACCATGCCAAACCCATCTAAAGCAGTAGTAAAAAAGTCGGTCGCCAAGAAGAAAAAGACCCCTACAAAACGTAAGCACGCAGGCGGCAGACCTACTGTTATGACGGAATTGACTGTAAATAAATTAGAGCAAGGTTTTATCAACGGCTTATCGGATGTTCAAGCTTGCAGATATGCTGGGATAAGTAGAACAACTCTCTTTAATTATCAAGAGGAAAACCCAGAGTTTATAAACAGAAAAGAGGAGTTGAGAGAAGATGTTAAAATGCACGCCAAATTTAATATAGCTAAAAAGGTGCTTGGAACCGGCAAGGGTGATGGTGACATCGACACGAGCAAATACGTACTTGACCGCACCGATTCTGACTTTAAACCTAAGAACAAATTAGAGATAGAAGGTATGCTCTCAAAAGAAGAAATGGACGCTCAAGCCAAACGCATAGCGGATTATCTTGACGAGGTATATAAGGAATTAAAATGAAAGTTGTGAAATGTTTAAAGCATTTAGATAAAAGGTTTTGGGGTAAAGTTGTGGAAGATGGTAGTGATTTCAAACCCTCCGACACCTTTCCACTCCCTGAGCAAGGTGATAAGGTGAAGGTGTCTGATGACGGCAAAAATTGGAGTGAATATAGTGACTGGTATTTTTCATCATATCTTAAGATATTATCAGATCCTTACATTGTGTATGATGAGGACAGAGATACTCCAAGTTCATTCAAATATATTAGACCAATAGAGAAAAAAGAGATTGAAACACCAAAACTAACAAATCGTAAGTAAACCCTTAGTGGCGTTTCGATGGTGAATTGGGATTAAACCGAAGGATAGTAAATATGAACAATCTAAATTTAATTAAATACACGATGTTGCTTGACGAAAATGTCAAGAATATGTTTGTTGTTGAGAACGTTAAAATGACTTCGCCAATAAAATATTATAATATAAGATTAAAATGTAAATTAACTACTAAACACGATGCAGATCAAATCTGTAAGGACTTAAACGAGCTTATCTTAAAATATTTGGATTGTGAATTGGAAGGAAAAAAGAAATAGCTAAATTTAGAAAACTAATGGGATCAGATATGCTTGATAATGAACGATAAATTAACACAAGAACAATCAAACATTCTTAATATTCTTTTAAGACACCCCGGTTTATATGCCGGGGATTTGGGCTTTAAGAAACTAAAACCATTTCATAACGATTGGATCGTTTTAGATGTATGTCGAATAACACACGGGATCCCATTCACTCGCCACGCACACCGTGGATCTTTTAAGACAACCTGCTTAATGATCGCCGTTGCGATTGTCATGATCACCCATCCTCATTTGACTATTGGATTATTCAGAAAAACCGATAAGTTGATCAAGAAGTTTACTAAGGGTTTGAGAGCAATTTTAGTACATAAACAAACCCAATACTACGTTCAGAAACTTTGGGGTGTTACCCTGAGATTAACAGTTGACAATTACGCCGAGATAGATACTAACATAAGTCAGACGGTCGGAGGTGACCCGCAATTTGAGGCAGCCGGTATCAAAGGATCAGTCACCGGCGCTCACAAAGATTACTATATTACCGATGACATCGTGGCCCGTGAAGACCGACGCCAGCAAGTTGAGAGAGAAAAAACTATTGACTTTTTCAAGGAATTGGTAAACTTAGCCAATCCAGTTGCGGGACAAGATGAACCGCCGATCGGTAACACCGGTACAATCTGGCACAAGGATGATCTATTTGGCATATCCAGTACAATGACCGCAAAACCTGACAAGATAGTCACCGTAAAAGAGAGCGGGATATTCTCAGATGACCAACTTGCAAAAATCAGAGAGAAGATAGGATCAACATTATACGCTCTAAACTATGAAATGACTTTAGCCTCCGATGAGAATAAGCGATGGACTGATCCACGTATTTTGACAGCAGCACAAAGCAAAGATGAAATGTTATACAACGGCATTGGTCATATTGACGCACGATACAGCGGAGTACATTACACCGCGTTTACAATTTTAAAAGTAAACAAAGAGGTTCAGAGGATTTATGCGTTTGGGGTCACCTACTATCGACACGTTGACGATTGCATGGAGGATATTAAAGAATTAGTCACACGTTTTAAATGCGGAACAGTGTGGTGTGAACGAAACTCTGACAAGGGGTATTTGACAAAAGAACTAAAATCAAAAGGTATCAGAGCAAAAGATTACCATGAAGATATGAACAAAAATGTCAAGATAGAGTTCTTTTTACAAAAGTATTGGAAGCGTATCTATTTTCTACAGGCAACAAAAGAATGGGAAGATAAATTAGACGAAGAAGCAGACCGCAACGCTACGAAGTATTCGAGCTATTTAGATCAAGTCACTGACTATGAAGAATCAATGGAACCCAACGACGCACCGGATAGTTTAGTTTCATGTTTAAGATATTACGGTAATCGCCCAATGCGGGCGAGTGAAGTTATGAGCGATCAGCAATTAAAAATAACTTGATTTTTTTTCCATTCGCGTGTGAAGAAAGTCAAAACCCTCCTAACCGAGGGTTTTTTATTTTATCCTTGACAAGTTTAAAAATTAGTGTTATACTCATTAACCTAAATTTTTACAAAAAACATATAAATTCACATCATAATTGACACAATATGCCAAAATGTTATGTATTTTGCCATATAAAAAGAATTTATTTGTAAATAAATACTTTATGATTTACCTTCTCACAATGAGAAAAGCAAAAATCATAAGTCAAAACAATCTATTACAACGTAAAAACTCACGCTTGCAAAGTGATATTGATAGCTATCGTACACTTTTTAACACGGATGTGAGCCATAAAGATATGACAGCGGATATGCTATTAAACTTTAAATGGTCTGATCCCGCAAACTTAACGCTTAATGATTACAACGATATTTACAAATTCAACGTCGTTGCAAAAGCTATTATAAATAAACCTGCACGGCAGACATGGAAAAAACGCCCGCTACTTATTACAAAATCAGATCGTGAAAAGAAGATCTTAAATGAATTATTTAAGACCTTTTCCATATTCCCATTATTCGAGAGCGCAGACAGGCTGTGTCATTTAGCTGAATACTCTATAATTGTGTTCGGCTTCCCGGGTGCACCTGAAACACCCGTCGATAGAGCGTCGACAATTGCTTGGATCCAAGAATATGGACAATTGGAAGCGATAATTAATACATACGATCATGATAAATTAAGTCCAAGATACGGGCAGCCTTTAACATATAAAATCAGAGCCATTGTAGGTGATACAATTGAAACGGTAACTTATCACTGGACTCGAGTGATTCACATATCCCGCACATCAAAAGTAAAATCAGATCCTTACTTAATGGATATTTATAACCAAGCAAAAGATATGATAAAAGAAGCCGGTGCAGGATCAGAGGGAATATTTAGAGCAGCTTGCTATATTTTAGGAATTGAAGTTGATAAGGAGAGCCCCTTGCTTGAAGATGCATCCGAGTTTGATCTATTAGAAGACTCCGCAAAGAAAAAACAGCCTTTGATGGAAACTATGATTAGGGCAGGCAAGAAAACGATAGACCGTGGCTTCGGAGTTGTAACCGTACAAGGTGGCAAATTAAAATCCATGCAGTCACGTCCCGCCTCGCCAATTCCTTCTTTTGATACGAATTCCGGGCTTGTCTCCATGAAGACAGAATATCCTAAGCGCATGTTTACCGGAAATGAAGCCGGAGAGCTTGCAAGTACACAAGATCGCGACTCCATGAACGACACCACTCGGAGCCGTCAAACAAACTTCGCAATCCCTTACATACTTAATTTATTTATTGACCGATTAATATTACTTAAATTTATCAACCCAATTGACTACTATTGGAAGTTTGACGTTTTATCAGAACCAACAGCAAAAGAAACAGCTGAAACAAATAAGTTGAAATCAGAAACGATTAAGAACTTAATCTCAGCTTTTGCTTTAGGACTTGGAACACTTGTAAGTGAAAAGGATATCGTAAAACTCTATCCTGAATTATTCATAGTGCCGGAGAATGAAGATGTGTAAGCTCTGCGAATTTTACAGTGAAATGCCAACGTGTGATCATAAGCTCACGTCTATACGTGGAAATGCTGGGGTTTCATCTCTTTTATTGGAATGGCAGAAAGCAGATTCAGCAAAATGGGCAAGAATAAATGAGAAAGTAAAAGACTATAAATTTATATTAAAAGATAATAGATATAATTACAGCGGAAATACACCTGACGAAGTACGGGCAGATTTTGAAAGTCAATACCGAAAAGACATAGAGGAAGAGTTTAAAGGCGAATGGTGGTTAGCGTTTCTTTTATTAATTGCTAATCGTGGTTTATACCGGGCGGAAACTACGCTGGAGGCGAAGGAAAGATTACTCATTAAAACAGACATTAACGACATAAACAATACCGTGCAGGCGCAATCTGCTCATGTAAGTGATTTTTATAATAATGCGTTAGACGCTAATGTGGACGCGGCTGGCTTGGCTTTAATCAATTTTATGACCGAATATTTACCAGGCGAAGAACCGTATCCTATCTCGACCGCTATTTTAGATGAACAGAAAAAGGTCGGTGAACTGAGGACATCTCAGATCGTTAATACTCAGACAGTTGCAATGATGAACGCTGCGACCCTTGTTTATTACACACGAAATTACGTGACACGTTTTAGAATTGAAACAAATGACCCTTGTCCGATATGTGAGGATTTGGCAGGTGAGGAATATTCATACTCGCAAACTCAAGAGTACCAAATCTCAATTGACAAGTCACAGGCTGTGACTGGTCATGCAATGGAATCAAGTCAAAAGTTTTACTCTCAGAATCCTTGGTCTGGTATGATTCCCGTTCATGTAAATTGTCAATGTTTTTGGGTAATGGCATAAAGGAAAAATATGAAGTTAAACGCAAATGAAACAGAATGCACGATTCTCCGAAAGAATGAAGCTGATCAAGAGCTACGCTTAAACACAGCTAAGATTGTGATTAATGGCAAAGAAACGGCTAAGATTCGCAAAAATGAAATTAAAACGATCACTGAGGGCGACAAAGCAACTCATATTGTACCCGCTATTATAATTGGCGAAGCTGTTTTATTGGGCGTGGGCTATGAATATCCTGAATTAGTATCACGTCAAATGATTATTAACTTTGCTCATAAATGGAATGACACCCCAGTTGTAATTTATCATACGTGGGATTCAGCAAAAGAACTCGAAACAATAGAGGCATCCTTAGTTGGCAGGATTTACAAACCTGAGATTTTAATGAATGAAGAAGATGATGATTTTGAGGAGCCTATTCGCTTACTTGTAGAATTGCATATTAATGAAGCTTGGTTACTAAAGCAGAAAAAAGGTAAAGATACACTTGATAGGATTCTTAGAGGAGAAATGATAGAGGTTTCGAGCGGCTATTATTTAACCAAATTCTTGCGACAAAGTGGAAAATTTAATGATAAAGATTTCGGGGGTATCCAAGAAGATGCAGATCCCGACCATTTAGCAATTCTACCAGATCAAATCGGTGCTTATAGTATCGGTATGGGAGGTGGACTTAACCGAATGAACCAAGAGGGTGAGACACAGCCCTTAATAACCAACACAGAAAAAGGAGCAGTAGGTATGTTTAAAAAACGCTTACTATCAAACGGCTCTCTTTCAGAGGCTGTGGTAACCGCCATGGACGAAAAAGAAGCCGAACGAGTTCTGAATGCTTTAGAAGCAGGTTCGGAAAAAGCTCGTGCAGAAGAGGTCAGCCGCCTCAATGCAGAATTTATTACTAATTATCCCGAAAGCGAAGCGGGCAAATTAGCGATAGAGAATGCAGCCAAGGAATTGGCAGTTAAGAACGCTGACAAAGAAGATCGCGATAATCAATGGAAAGAAGTCGAAGGCAAGGTCGCAATGACCCGCGAAGAGTTTGACGCTACTCCTAAAGTTGGTCGTGATGTAATCGTAAACTCAGTCAAGGAAGTAGAACCTGCGCTTAAAGGTGAGAAAATCGATAATGAAGCGCCGAAAGACACCGACCCTGACAAACCAGAAGGAGACGCATAATGTTAGTATATCGCGGTGTTGATCCGAATCGAATTATGGAAGAGCGCGTCTTATCTGGCGCAGCATATCCAGGACAAGCAGTTGTCCGAACAACCTCAAGCAAGTTTATCGCAGCTTCAAAGGCTAACTCAATTTATGCAATTCTTACTGATAAATCGAATAAGTTTGCCGGTGATACTTTGGAAGGCGCATATTCAGATGGTGACCGAGTAGAAGGTGTAATTCCTGAGATTGGTTATCCTATTGAAATGGTTTTGGCTTTGAACCAAACAATTACAGCCGATATGGAACTGGCACTTGATGCAACCGGTTTTCTTGCGGAAGCCGACGACGGCGCAGAAGACCTTGGTGACTCAACAAACTACGTTACATTCACACCTCTTTTAGATCGGATGGTAACTGTTGCTTTTGTTGACCCAGCCGGAACAAGTCAATCTCTTGCAGTAACTATTACCGGTAGTCATATCTCTGTTTCTTTGGCAACTGATGGAGGTGGTGCTATTAGTTCTATCCCTTCGGAAATTGTAACGGCTGTTGAAAATGTAGCTGGATATGATAGTTTGGTTTCTGTAGCCGCTACCGGAACTGGCGTTGTAACTGCCGATACAGCTATCTTAGACGCTGATGAAGTTTTTGCAATTGCTGACGAAGCCGTTTCAACGACCTCAGCTCTTGATACGATCAAAGCAACTGTTGCACGAAATCAATAAATTAAAAAGGTAAAACAATGAATAACACACAACTTTTTGATTATATCCGCAACAACGGCTTGACAAAACACGGAACTTACGATACTGGTATTTTCCGTCCGATCAAGAATAAAAGCGGTGTAGTCTATGTTTCAAATAAGGGCAAAATGACAAAAGCGTCAACCCTTGTAGATCAATTTCCATTCCTCCGAAATGTAACCGGACTTCCTGAAGATTCAGCTGAAATGGTTGTCAAAAAAGTAACTGGTTACGTCAAACAACGTACATCTGCTTATGCGGATATTGTAAATGCTGGACTTATCCTTCCCGTCAATGACGCCGGTGTTATGGTTTATTCACAACCTAAACACAGTGGTATGAGCGATGCGGTCAAGAATATGACTGGTATGTCAAATCTGACAAATGAAGAATTCAAATTTGATGTCGATCAAACACCTCTGCCCGTAATCGTCAAGGATATAAAATCTTCTTGGCGCTTAATCGCGGCTATGAAACGTGGTGGTTTTGATTTTGTAAGCTCGGGTGTGCAGGAAGCAACTGAAAGCGTACTCCGCAGACTTGAAAGCGATGTATTTATTGATGAATTTGCTTTTGGCGGCGCTACTGCTTACGGTTATACCAACTCAGGCAACCGTCAGACAGGTTCATTAACTTATGATTGGTCAGCAGCCGCAACAACTGCAGCCAATATTTGGGCTGACATTCTGCTAATTGATGCAAGTATTAGAACCAATCTTGTTAACCCTGAAGCTGGAAAAGCATTTGGATACGTTCCCATGGGTTACATGACCCACTTTAACGATGTATTCTCATCCGGTGACCGTCAAACTCTTGGTGAAAAGATCAAGACACTGTCATGGGTAAATGAGTTTAAAGAAGTTTCCTATCAGAAAGCCGGAAATGTAGTTGTTGCATTTATGCAACCTATGTATGTTAATATGGTTCGTGGTGCTGGAATACAGCCGATCATATATAATTCTCCTGATGGATTGGAAACTCACATCAAAGTTATGGCGATTGAAAGTCCTCTGATTACCGATGATTATAACGGTAAAAAGGGCGTCTTTGATTTTGTGAAATCCTAAAAGATAGGAGCGAAAAATGAAACTTGAGTTAATTGCAGACAGCTTCTATTATAAATCAACTGATCCCATTCTAAAAGGTGAGGTCAATGATTTTCCAGAGCGTTACTTAGAGATTTTTCCAAACACAT